GTGCTTAGACCAGTTGTCGGTAGGCGACACCATCACACAGCCTTGTGTGCTCGACACAGTGCTACACATCACAGTAGCCTTTTGAATTTCCAAGTTCTTGGTCTTACCTTCTTCACGCTCGGCACGCATGAACACAACCTCAGCCCAACCGTCGCCTTGGGGGCAAGTGGATGAGTGTGTGGTGTCTGCCTTGACGATAGTCTCCCAGCCTTGGATGCGTGGGTTTTGGCGTTGGTACTCAGCGGCGGATGCGCCAGCGTTGGCACGGCCTTGAGCGCGTTGCTCCTCGACAGTTTGGAACGAGAAGGCCATGTCTTTGCTGACTTGGCCGCCGTCCTTCATAACTTGGTCGACATTCTTAGGGCCGCATGCGGTGAGTGTTGCAATGACGGCAGTGGCTACAAACAGTTTTTTCATTTACTTTTCCTCTGGTTAAAAAGTGGGACGCTGGCGGCAGCGTCCCGTTTCGATCAGTCCTCGTCGTCCCATGCGCCGACTACATCGGCGAGTGACTTCTTGGCTGGTACTGCGCTGGGCTTCTTGGCCTCTTTTTTCACAGTAGGTTCGGCTTCGTCCTCGTCAGCATCAACTGGGGCTGGCGCGGCTTTGGCTTTCTTTGCGGCCTTGGGTGGCGGTGCTGGCGCTTCGTCTTCGTCATCCTCTGGCTCGGGAGCAGGGGCGGCTTTTGCTTTGGCCTTGGGTGCGGCACCTTCGAGCGCGTCAGCAGGCTTGCTGTCCACGGCGGCGACATTCAACACCACGGCTTGAGCGGCTTCGGGTTTGTTGCCCTGCTCTTGTGCAGTCGCATACTCCTCGTCAGTCAACCAACGCATGGCTTTGAAGAACAACTTGGGTGACTCAGACTTGGTGTCGAACTTCATGCGAGTCACAACCATGTCAGCACCAACGCTTTGAGCGCCCAACCAACGAGCGTAGGCTTGCAAGGGGCGGTTGTCGCCTTCTTCTTTACCGAAGATGGATGTGGCTGGCAGAGCCAACTGCATCACTTCACCTTCCACATCGTTGGCCAGCACTACAGCCAAGCGTTGCTGGTAACGGCAAGCACGGCTTTGACCCGTTCCAGAACCAGCGATGTTTTGTGGGCAGGTGGCACAAGTCTTAGCTTGTGGGTTCTTTGCTTTGGCGTCTGGTGTGTCGCCGTCGTTTGACCAGCAGTCAGGTGCCGCAGGTTTGTCGCTGTCATATTGCTCCAAGAAAAAGGTACGCGCCACTTTGGGGGCGGCCTTGACGATCACCACATCCAGATAACGCTCGTCAATGGCAGTCACTTCTTTGCCGTTGACCATGAGGCGGAACACGCCGCCTTTGATTGAGATGCGTTTGCCGCCGTTGCCGCCGCTACCCATCAGGGCTTTGGCTGTTTCGGATAGTTCACCGCGCTTGGCGAATGCGGGTAGGTTTGCGCCATTGAAAAGGGTTACGTTGCTCACTTGGTTTCTCCTGTGATGTAAGCGTGGAATTGTCTAGCGTTGTCGAGCAGTTGGGGCAAGGTCAGCATGCCGCCGTTGATCTTGTGATGTTGAAGCGCGAACTCGATTGCGGTCTGACGAACCCAGCGGTCGCTCTCCGTAACGCTTGGGGCGGCTAGGATTTCCGAAGCCAACTGCGCGGTGTCAGTAGTAGGCGCATCGAGCGCCTCATCTTTTTTCTTAGTCATAGTTTTCTCAGGTTGGTTTGCGTACCGAAATGTCATACTCAGCGTTTGAGTTGAGTCCGGGAGGTACGACCCCGGGGTTTTCTTCCAAGAACTGCTTCATGTTGCCCTGCGCAATACGCTTCTCGTACAGGTCGAGCGCGTCATGTTCAACGACAAACTTCTTGAAGCTGTCCCAGTCGGCTGTCGAGTAGCGTGTCTTCACAGACAACACCACTGTGCCTTGGGGTGTGCGAACAGATGTGACGCCGAGCGCCTGCATCTGGTCTTTCATGGCCGCTTTGATTTCTTCCTGCTGTGCCTTGAGAACCTCGACTTGGGTGTCGTATTCCTTGGTCAGAGTTGAGATCTGTTCGCGGATTTTTCGGTAGACTTTTGCAAGCCTATCGAGGGGGATAGTGTCTTCACTCATTTGCTTCTCCGGTTTAATTATCTGTCTAGTGTTTGACAAGTGTACATGGATTTTTTTGAACTTGGAACCCCCTTTCAAGATTTAATTTCTGTGTCGAACAGTTGTGTAAGTAGTGAGTGGTCGCTCACTTTCCCGCTAAGTGCCTTGAACATTTTCTTTTCGATGGGCGAACCCTCGATGTGAATGACGGTCACTTTGTCTGAGGTCTGACCCTTGCGATCAGCGCGAGCAATACATTGGATGTACTGTTCCACCGACATAAGAGGTCCATAGAATACAACCGTATCTGCCGCAGTCAGCGTGATGCCGTGCGCAGTAGCTTGTGGTTGCATCACCAACACGCGCAGGTCTTGCTCGTTCTGGAATCTGCGAATGATGTCAGCGCGTGCTGTTGGTTTCACGTCACCTTGAATGACCGCAGACTTGATGCCTTGCTTCTCAAAGTGGTTGTGAATGCTGTCGATGCTAGAGCGGAACAACGCGAAGATGATGACCTTGCGGCTCGTCTCTTCCATGATTTCTTCCAGCACATTCAACCTAGGCGCGGCATCGAACTCGACAACTTCTTTGTCGTCTGTGTAGGCAGCACCGCAACTGATCTGCAACAGCTTCGATACACCAGCGGCGGCATTGACCGCGCTGATCGTCTCCCCTGCGGCTTGAATCAGCATACGCTCTTTGAGCAGGTCGTAGTACTTCTTCTGCTGTGGTGTCATCGGCACTTCGCGTGTCATCGTAATCACCGGTGGCAAGTCCAAGCATTGTTCTTTTGTGAACCTGATGGATGGTTGCAACGCTTGGTGCACGACCTCTGTTGCGTTGTGCTTCGGTGCCCACTTGAACATCGTGATCTTGTTCATCACTTGGTCACGCCACGCAGTAAAGAACTTGGGCACGCCGTTGGGGTTCACGAGCTTGGCCAAGCCATACGCGTCAGCAGGTGACTGCGATGCAGGGGTACCCGTCATCATCCACAACAATGTGTCAGGCTTAATGATCGACTGCAACGACTTCCAACGCTTGGTAGTAACGGTCTTGTACGCGTTGGCTTCATCGACGATGACCAGATCAAACTTGCCGTTGGCGTTTATCTCACCAGCAATTAAGTTCAAGCCTTCGTAGTTGGTGATGACGAACTCGTAGTCCTGCTGAATCATCTCTATGCGACGTGATGCTTGCGGGTGGTGGGCGATGACTGCACTGCGGTGAATGATCGAAGCGTTTAAGTCCTGCATCCACGCTGACTGCATGATCGACAGAGGGCACAAGATCAAACAGCGACGCACCTCTTTGCGTTGCATCAGGTAGTCAGCCGCCCACAATGCTGAGAGCGTCTTGCCTGTGCCGGGTTCGCTGAACACGAATGCTTTGCGGTGTAGCGTCAGGAACGATGCCGTCTCAACTTGGTGTGCCATAGGCTGGAACTTACCCGGCCACGCATAGCGTTTGACGATAGGCGAAGGAACATTCTTCACGCCCATGTTGCGTAGCACACGCGCTTCGTCCAGCCCCCAGAACACAGCAACCTCAGCAGACCCATCGTCGTATTGCTCAACGATCTGACTGCGTGGAATGATGCTGTATTTGTCTGGTGATCTGGTTCTGAAGAGTAGTGCCTTGTCTTCTATGATTTCCATTGCTTCTCCGTTTTTTATTTGTTGTCGCTTCTGTTGGCGCTCTTACTTCGCATACGCAAATTACCTTTGGTCGATGTGCCGCCGCTACGCATAGGCTTCACGTGGTCTACATCTTTGCCGTCGCCCTTCTTGGCAGCACCTGTCTTCTCCATCATGCGGCGTGCTTTGACTCGCTCTGCACGCTTTTTGATTTGTTCAGGCTGACCTTGGTAGTTGTCATACTCTTTGCGATAGTTACGCGTTGCCATGATTAATGCTCCTTATGAAATTCACATGACTTGACGGGGCACCAGCCGCATAACGGGGTGCGTGTTGGGTTCCATACATCGGCCTCCATAGAAGCAGCGATGCGGCCTACGCGTTCGCGGTATCTCCACCACTCAGCTTCAGCTTCATCGACCGACATACTGTGCTTAACCATATCCTCTTTCACCACGAAGAGCAAGGCAGACTTGACTTCACGGATG